TAAACTACTATCAGCAGTATAAAGCGTACCCTGCCCCGGTATTTCTATTTTGTATAAATCAGATTGAGTTATTTCTTCTTCATTAAAATCTTTTTTATTAGACTCTGGGACCCATACTGCTTTCTTCCCATTATCAGGGTTTTGCATAGCTTGAAACTGTGCATTAAATCTAATTTGAGATTCAGGTACAGGGCCATCTTCAAAATCTAGGCCTTTTTTCTGCATACCAGCTAAGGTATCAGCGCTGTATTGAGCTCCTTTTATAGCCATATCCCTAGCCATACCAATAACACCAGACGCCGCTCCACCTACACCACCCCTTGCCCCACCCGCAAAGAAACCTGCCCACGCACCCTCCGCTACTCTCATAAGTGCTTCTTGTTCTGTAAAATCAGGGTCTATGGTTAGCCTCTGCATAGCTTGCAAACCTTCTTGAGCCCCTTCTGTAAGACTTTCTACACCAGCACTGCTAGCTGTAACTCTAACTATATCTCTAACTAATTGAGCTGAAGCTGACCTAGAAGCAGCAGTTGCTCCCTCCGCTGCTGCATCACGTAAAGCTGTACGTGCGACAGACCCAAAAAAACTAACCTCTGACAAAGTACCTAAAAGAGCTTGCGGTACACCTAAGCCTAACGCTACTGCGGCTTCTTCAGATGTTAAGTCGTAGCCAGCTTCTTGGTACTCACCTAACGCTTGTGCAGAACCTATTAAATACTCTTGCCCAAATGCCCCTGCTATACCACCACGTTTAGCTGCTTTTGCAAGGTCTAGCGCTCCATTTAAAACGATCTTCCCGTCTGGGTTCATCGCATACTTGCCATAACTCAAGGCGTTAATAGCTTGTATCTTGTCATGCTCGTGCATAAAATTCTTTTTAGCAAAACGATTAAACTGTTGTTTAAAAGCTGCTTGTCCCGCCATGCTAACCCCTGCTTTACCTAAAACAGAAGCTGCTGCTCCTCCTAGTCCACTACCTATAGAAGTAAGAGCCAACGGAGTAAACTGACCTGTAGCTCTTACTACGGAAGAAAAGAAAGAATCCATACTAGGTGCGTCTAAGAATTTTTCAAGAGATCCTAAAGGAGCTAGTACCTTAGAAGAGTTTTCATCAGATACTTCGGCCCAGTTTAAGTTAACCTGAGCTTCTTTATCTCTACCCGTTAAAAGATTACCTATAGCTTTAAATCTTTCTACATCAGAAGAAAACTGAGAAGCCCCTCCTTCAAAAGCTTGCCCAAATTGTTCGCCGTACGTATATGCTTGAGGTTTTCTTTCTGTGGGGTTAGCAAGCCCCCTCATACCAGCGGCTGCATTTATGTTTGACTTAACAAACATATCTGTAAGGGGGTTTCCTGTAGTAGGCTTAGTAGTTACTAAAGATTTTTGTTGAGTATTGTTTTCCGCCACACTATATGCTTCCTGCTTTTGTAGCGTAACCTAACAACATGTCTAGGCCACCTTGATCTAAACTACCTCTTATTTCTCCTACGGATACAAAATCTCCATCTCTTGTACCGTCTTCGCCTACTATACCTATCCTATCTATAGTATTTCTTTGACTAAAATCAGTTACTAGTTGGCCTTGAGAATTATACGCTCTAACATTAGGAGATATACTAAATCCTCCTGTATTCGGGCCCCCAAATAGCCAGGTTTTTATTGAGCCTAATATCCCATCAGTAGCTTCATTCTCTATGTATAAGTTAATAGCCTGACCTGCAATTAACCCTAGTCCTTGTAGGTCTGCTTCATTTTGTGCGTTACCTATCATTACAGAAAGGCCATTAACAAATTCAGGAAGATCATCTGTATCAAAATTAGTTGAAACTCCCTTTACTGGATCATATTTTGCTAAAATCATACCTTGGTCTTCTATGTATTTTCTAACTGAAGGAGTTTGCTCCTTGCCATACTGAGCTTGTGTTTGCGCATTTAGCTGCGATATTTGAAGTTTTGCAGGATCTAAAGTCATCATACCTGTTTCTTCAAATACACCTAACATAGGCACATATGTACCTTGCATGTTTGCAGGTATAGAGGCTAAAATAGTTTTAGAAATACTAATTCTATCGTTTCTACCATACTGCCTCATATTAACGGATTGATTAGATGTGTTGGTGTTTTGAGCAATAATACCCGCTACAGTTTGAGTGTCTTGGTCAGTAGGGTTACCCGCTTTTACATTTTTTCCTACTGTTTTAAGAGCAACTTTATTTTTTGCAACAACTTTTGCCGGAGCTGGGGTTATTAATTTACCGTTCTGGGTATATTTAGAGTTAGTAGCAAAAGCTTGGGGGTCTTTTTCAAATTCTTTAAATGCTTCTGGGTTAGTAGCTAAATAAGAATAAATTTCATCTTCGTTATCTGCATAAAAATTATTTGCTTTGTCTTTAGCTTGTCGTTTAGACGCGGACATGCCCCTCTCAGCTATTTTTTTACCATCTTTATAATCCATAGGATTGTTTCTAACACTACTAAATAGACCCCCTTCAAGAGCACTTGACCCTTCAGGCATGAGTATAGGTTTTACGCGGTCTTGTATAGATTTATAAGTTATAGCTCTAGAAGCGTATTTATAAGCGTCTTGTTCTTCAGTTGTTAGAGAATTAAACTGTTCCTGTGTCATATTAAATGGTACGTCTGGATTAGTCTCTATATAACCCTCATATTCCCCTATTGTACTTGCATCTACGTACGCGGGGCTAGATGGATTACTATCTGATCTAAAACCGGACTCAATAGGTGAATACACATTCCCGCCTATCGTTAATTGGGGTAAAAAATTAGATATTTCTTCTCCCATTGGCATAGTAGGGGGTTGATCCCCAGGTCCTGCTGGGCTTCCATCCCCGCCCATTGGATCTTTAATCCCAACCCCTGTATTTTCACCTGCTAAACTATCAGATACAGTAGGGGTCCCGTCTATATTATCTACTGAATCTTGCCCTGTTTTTTCCGCCCCTTCTCTATCCCCAAAACCAAAAGCGCCTTTCTGAGTTCGTTCCATGTATGCTACATTTGGGAACATACCTCCTGCTCCACGTACGCCTTGAAAATATCTTTGAAGAGTTGCATTTGCCCCTCTTAAATCTAAATCTTCATACTCTCCCCCTTCCGCAGCTTTTTTACCCCCTTTAGTAAATCTTTCTGAGTACACATAAGGATTGCCCTCCTCGTCTGTGTCATATACCCCTACCGTAGGAGTTATAGTGCCATCGTCGTTAAAATCAATATCGGCAATAAATTTATTCTCCCCTAAAGATCCAGCCCCAAACCCTATACTATTAAGTACTTTAATGCCCTCCTCCTTTCCATAAGCAGTTATAAAATCTTCTATGCCTAAATCAGCCTCATTTTTATTTTCACCTTGTTGCATAAGTCTGTCTTTAACATCAAGTATTGCTGTATTTGTACGCCTGGCAAACTCTGCCATATTTCTATCATACTGCTGATTATTAAACTCAGTAGCAGCCATGTCTTGAGCCTGAAGCTGAGACTGTACTTGACGCCTTCTATCACTGTACCCTGCGGCTCTTTGAACCCCGCCTAAAAAACTATCTACTAAATTTGCCATAATATTATATTGCGAACGCTAGTATTGCTGCTGAAGCTAAACTTCCAGCCATGCTAGCATTCTGAGCTTTAGCGCTAGCTTTAGCTGATGAATAAGCTTGTTTCCTAGAGGAAGCATCTTGTGCTGCGCTTTGCATTTGAGACATAGAACTTCTATTAACGCCCTGTCCTATATTAATTAAATCAGCTAGTTTTCGTGTGTTAGCTTCTTCTTGAGCAATCTGCGCATTATTAACACTGTTTGCATAAGTTAAAGAGGAACCCCTTTGATTTGATCTAGCTATTTCAGACCGTTCTGCGGCTGTTAATTCCGTACCATAACGTTCTAGATTTCTCTGTTGTACCCCTTGGGATACCGCAGATTGTGTGGCGGCGTCTTCTCTAGCCCCATCAATTAACGATGTATCGGTTTGAGCATCTTGTATTTGTTGTTCTTCGAAATCTCTAAAGTCCCTTATGTAGTTGTAATACTGACTCTTACTTACATCAGCATAAGCTTTTTCAGGGTCTGCTACTTGGGGTAGCCCTCCAATATAACTATTAGTATCCTGCATCTTTTTGTCTATATCGACCATCATATTCCTTACGCTGCCTAGTACGCTCATGAGTTGGACCCTCCATAACCAAATACCCCACCAAATATACCAGTGTTTTTACCCCTCGTTTGTTTTGCTTTATTGCCTTCACCAGTAGTTGTAATTTTCCCAGGTTTCATAAAAATATTATTAGTGTCTGCATAGTTTTCTCCTGCTTGACCTATAAACGTACCACCAACTTGCGCCATAGCTCCGGCTTTAGCAGCTCTTACAGCCTGTTTGTTTCTAGCTTCTGTTAACAAATTACTTGTAGCCATCCTAGATGCAGCACCTAACCCAGTAGCTGCGTCTGCTTGTTGGCCTCTAGCTGTACCTAGTACCCCCGTCTGCATAGTAGTAGCCACATCTTTACCTTTCATTCTAGCTCTAGACATTTGTCCCGCAGCCCCTGATGCTATATTAGCAGCGTAATTTACACCCTCTACTACCTGTAAATTAGGCCTACCACCTGTAAGCGCCTGCATAGTATCTGCTTGCGCTCTATCTTGTAAGGTATCTGTAGTTCTATCTTGAGCAGTAGAGGCTTTGTCTCTCATTTGTCTAAGCAAAGGTTGATAAGTTTTTTCAAAATAATCTTGCTCTGCAACCGCTATAGAAGCATTAGCTTTTTCAGCTTCGCTAGCTTTGTACTCTTGTTTTTTAGGTTTTTTTGCCATTACATATCCTTTCTATAAACATAACTTACTAATTTATAACCATGAGCTGGAGCAACTTTACTCCACCCCTCTCTACTTGTTTGAAACTCAATATTGTCTGCTTGTAACTCTGAAGCAAGTTTTTCCAATAGTTCGAACCCATTTTTTGCATATCCATATTTAGGGTCTTGGTAAGCCGCCCAAACATACAAAGTAGGGCCCCCACCATGGTTTTGTTGGGTACTAGTAACAATAAACCCAACGTTTTCGTCTCCTTTGTATCCAATATATAAATCTGCATCTTTATTTTTTAACGCTACATATATATCTGCTGGTAACCAGTCAGAGTAGCTTTTTTTAATTATGTACCTTAATTTTTCCTCAATCTCTTCATAAACAAATTGTAAGTCATCTACATGTATCTTACTAAATTTAAGTTCCATTTACCCTTTCTCCGAACCATACCTCCGAAACCTTCTAACAGGAGAAACCCCTACGCCAGAATATGTTACTTTCCTAGAAACACCTATATTAGCTCTTCTTGCTTTTATCTCAGCTTCTTCTACTTGTTGTCTAAATAAACCTGCGTAATCTGCGGCTGCAATTGGGTCTGTCCAATCTTTCGCGGGCATACGTAATAATCTGTACAAAGCCCCATATATTATTGCGTCTCTGTAATCGTCCGCTATTTCGTTTGCAATATTGTTAGAGGTTCTAGAAGGTTTTAATGCTACGTTCAGGATTATGCCATTAGTTAAACTTGTATCTGGTATAGGTACTAACCAAAATAAATCAGAAGATTGTTGTATAAAATGTTTAGGGGTAGACTGGTTATCCCTCCATTTTGGGTTTTGGCCTTCTAACCCTCTAGGAGTTATAGCTTCTAGATCTTCTCCGTTATATATTGCCCAAACTATTTTATCTACTTTAGTTCCTGCGGGCTGTCCAAATTCATACTCATAGATACCTGATACAGTACTAATTGGGTCTAGCTCTTTAGTATATACGCTAGCTTTTTCACAAAGCTCTATACTAGAAGAACGTAAAGAGTTTTCTACAACTGTATCTGGGCACCCCGGAACGTACGGAAGTACATCTTTCATTATTGAGTCAAAACTAGCCATTAAAAATTGGTGCTCCTACACCTGTTGGGGGTGAATTTCTTATAGGGTCTAAATTAGGACTAGAAGAGTTACTTATCTGTGCTCCGCTACCTAAACTAGTGTTAAATAAATTAAAATGTATCTGCGCTCTTTGAGTACTGCCCGCAGACTCTGCGTCTTTCATAAAAGCTCTATACAAAGCATAATCAACAACTGCATTTGCGTATATATCATCTACATCTAAAGTAGCTGATGTATTGGCTAAATCAGTAGGGCTATCTGAATATACTATCTCTACAAAAGTGCTCGTAGAAGAGGCCCCTGGATATACATAGTATCTTCTTGGGTCATCCTCATCAAAAACATAATGTTTCACTATTGTAGTATGAGCGGCATCACCTGTTACAGTAGAGTCATGCCAACTAGGTTCTTGTGTATCTAAAATGTCTTGGTCTACTAGTCGTATAGTTCTTTTACCTGTGGCACTTCCACCTGCTGCTGACATATTACGTACTACTTTTAATAAACGTAATGCCCCAGTAGGTATAGTTTGAGCAGTTCCAACTACTAAAGCTACATTTGCAGAAGTTGCGGTAGCTTCTGGCCTTATATTAACAATCTCTCTTTGTGCATCATTAATATAACGAAGAAGTTCAGCTTCTGTCCAACGCACATTGCTAGGATCTTGAAGCGTGTCTTCAATCCTTAGTAATAAATTAGCCCCTGTTACTGTCCCTGCCATATTTCATTAATCCACTATTAATTTAGCCCAAACTTCGTCTCTTTCTTCAGATGATACCTGCTCACCAAACACTGCTTTTATTACAGACTGTTTAGGCATCCCATCAGTTGTAAAATCTTTTGGGTCTCCATTATCTATTATCTGTTGTATTGCAGATTCTAATTTTTCTTCTCTAACTGCCTCTTCCGTTTCAGTTTCTCCTGATACTTCAGCCTGTTCTTTATTCTCTGTGTCTTCGATATCACGTGCATCCTCTTCCTCTACTAATTCCGCCTCCTCAATAACTTCTTCTCTTGCCATTAAGGATGGGTTTCTTGGTATTGACTCATCCTCAACTCTTACAGCTCCTTGCTGTAAACAAGCTAGACCTAAGTCATCCCCTAATTCTTTTTCTACTCCTGCATACAATCTTATTGCAGCTCCCCATGTCGTAGATACATACATATCTTCATTTGCTATTACTTTCATAATTACTCCTATATTAAGTAATAAAGGAGAGCCACCCAAAGATGGCCCTCACTTTAATTAAGACTCGATTATGCGTAAGCAACATCTAGTCTGATTACACCGAAATCTTCAACGGCACCATTGATGTCGCTTTGGAATTTTGGTTTTCTAAAGCCAAATATTTTACCTACAGAAATACCATTTTGGTTTCCGTAGTCAAAATTATCTTCAACCATTTCTGGTAGTCCGATATCAGCCATAGCAAGTGCTTGTGCTCCAGCAAAAATACAAGCAGAACCGTTAACGTCAGCGTCAGCGCCCCATTTGTATCCAGCAGATCCAGCATTACTTGATGCACCAGTAGTAGCACCAGACGTATTAAATACGTGTCTGAATTCATGAACCATTACACCATCAACCATTAGACTTGAAGTTCCTGAGAACAACCCTGAAGTTGGTCCTCTAACACCAGCCTGCCTTACGTTAGCAAGGAAGTCTGAATCAAGTTTAAGGTCAGCCATTACTTGTGGAGTTACGAAAAGGTGAAATACCTCTTCATTACCAGCGCCTCTTAAACCACGGATGTAGTTGTCTTTAGCGTAGGCTTTTAAGTCCACGATAGCACCGTAAGTTAGTTTGTCAGCTGCAACAGTTGCAGTAACATCACCAGCTACGATACCATTGGTAGCATCAAATCTTCTATGTCTATTAGACGTAGGAGCTGAAACATCGCTAGCAAAAGCGAGATCACCTAGATTTTGACCTGAAGTATAAACAGGTCTTAATGCACCATTATTTTTCTGCGTGTAAGCAACCCCAGTAAGCGTTAAAAACGCTAGTTGGTCAATTCTATCGGCTATTGCGTAAGCAAGAGAGTCTCTAGAATTTTCACGGAAGTTAACAACAGATTTTTGATCAGCTAGTCTTCCTGCAAGTCTGTTAGCAAACCTGAGTTGATCTAGTTGAACAGTTATGTCGAATGCACGCAATGATTCTTCATTACCCTCTAGAGTGTAATCTCCAGTGATACCATCACCTGTCATATCGGCTAAAAGTGTTAGTACAGCTCTAGCTCCTTTTTCAGATTTGGTAAGTTCGCTTATTCTTTGGACCATAGCATTGGACCCAGAACCAGCAAATTGGTTAATGAAAGACATGTTGCGAGCAACGCGCCAAAAGTCACGTGACCAAGCCGTTAGTTGTTCGGAGGTCAGTGACGCAAAGTTAGTATTAGCCATTATAGCTTCTCCTATATTATTAAACGTTACTATTACCTGCCAACTTATTGGAGTGGCAAAATAATCCGTGTACCCCGTATCGTGAGGAGACGAATTCGCAACTTTTATGAGAGCGACCTCAAACCTTTTTACGTCCTGATAGACGAATTACGTTGTTTAACCTGTAACGATCAGGGCCAGATGTCGTTCTGACTTAACGAATTCTTATATACTATATCAGTGTTTAGGCAAAGTCACCACGTAATCTACGTAAAGTTTCTTCGGGTAATGCACTAAACTCATCATCTGATAAAGTTTTTACATCTAATGTTGCTTCTCCTCTATCTGCATTACTCTCTCCTTGTAACTCTGGGGGCTGAGAAGTTGCGGCTTCTAATTTTTTTGTAACATTAGCTTGTTTCTTTTTCTGCGCTACTTCTTTTAAATCTGGGCTAATATGAGGTACTTGTACTTCAGAAGGTACTAATAGTTCTGGGGCTTTAGCAGCTAAAGTATAAGTAGCAGCTTTTCTTAAAGCGTCACCAGCGTCATAACCTTGTACAACAAAAGCATCCCTAAGATCTATAACTTCTTTTTGTAGATCTTCATTATAGTCAGAGCTATTTTCATCTAACACAGGATAAGAAGATTCTATTTCTTTGGCTGCTGCTTGAAGATTCATAACCTCCTGACTTTGTTGTACCGTCTGGCCCATCTGTTGCTGCACTTCAAACATCATCTGTTGTCTTTCAGCGGTTCTTATTTCATTTCTTAAAGCGCTAGCTTTATCAGACTCACCATCTAAAACAAGTTGTTGGTACTCACCTTCTTTAGAATTAAAATCGTACTCAGGAGCTTCTTCTAATATTTCTGTCTTTTTCTGTTTTTGTTCATCTAGTTGTTTCTGTAATGCTTTTTGTTTAGCCAAGACTTCATCTAGCCTAGACTTAGGCACCATAGGAGATTTCTTTTTATCTTCTACTTCGTCTTCAAGCTGTTCACCATCTCCTGAAGAAATTTCTTCTGTAGTGTCCTCTGCTGTTTCGTCTCCTGAAGGCTCTCCCTCCTCTTCTGTAACAGCCTCTTCTTCTGTCTCTGTATTTTCTTCTGTTGTTTCTTCAACTTCATTAGTCTCTTCTGAGTCTTCATTTGTATCCTCAAAATTTAAATCCAATTCAAACCCCTCCGCATCCTCCTGTGAGACAGGGTCAGCCCCTGGCATAGTCTCAAATAGCACGTCTTGAGTCTCTACGTTTTTTTCCTCAGCCATAATTTACTCCTATATTTTATTTTTACTGGCGTTTTGCATAGCAGCAGTTGCTATCTTAGTAGCAGACTGCGTCTCTGACTGCCCACGTCTTACTTCGTTTGACATCTCTGACAAACTTTGACGTAAAGCGAGTTCTTCTCTTCTCATTTGTAGTTGAGATTGAATCTTAGCTATTTCTAGCTGCGGCTGTACATCAGCCATGTCTTGTACTTTAGCTATATTAACCGCAGACTCCGATTGCATCTTAGCAACTTCTGCTTCTAATTTAGCTATTTCTAATTGTACTTGTCTTATTTGCATCTCCATTTGGAATTGTTGCATTTGTGCTTCTTCCTCAGTTGGCGGCTCTTGGCCGGTCATTATTCGTATACGCCTTGCTAATTCTTCTTTCCTTTTTAGGTGTGAGTACTCTACTATCATATCATCTGGTACAGGTACGCCTACAGATTTTAATGATATCGCTTCTGCAAATTGTGTTTCATCAAAACTGTCTCTAGCAGGTTGAGTTCCTATAACTATATCGTACTCTCCAATAGTTAAATCATTAACTACTATTCCTTCTGGGGTCATTTGATTTACCACCATAGGTTCACGAGGTTTCATAGGATCATCTTCATTAGTTACTTGTATTATTCTTTCTTCAGAATAAAACCTCTGCACTAAGTTTAAAATATTTTCTGCTAAATAATGCCTAGATTTTTGTAAGTTATCTAAAGGCACTTGTATCATTAAAGCGCCTCTAACTTGTTTTTGTTGCATGGCTATACCAGAAACTTCTTGGTGGTCGCTACCTAACATAGAATCGTTTACACCACTTATTTCTTTTATGTTAGCTGCTGCTTTCATACCAAGTCTGTCTAACCCTGTAGGAATATTATTGGCGGGTATTTTAGAAGGAGGACTAGAGCCCCTGTTAAATTCTAATACTAGCCCAGTAGTTGCTCCATGTTCTTCTAGGTCATCTGCAGTCATACCAGTTAAAGACCCATTTTCTACAATCCACCCGCTGTTAGCAGTTGTGTTTACTATATGTAATTCTTGCGAGGATATTTTATTTAATTGTTCTTGTGGGGATAAAAGATTTCTTACCATTCCAAATGGCTTGCCCCTTCTCCAATACGGAAAGTAAGGGACGATTGTAAAGTCGGCATAAGGAGACCAATCATCATGTAGCACTACTAAATCTGCTGTAACTGTCCATCTAACTTTTCTAGCTAACTTCTCTACAATAGCTAAGCCGTACTGGTCTGCAAACTGTTCTATTTTTTTCTTGCCCCACACTTCTGGTACTTCTCTTTGGTCTCCAGATTGTGGGTCTACATAAAATTTAGTTTTAACTAATCTTCGGTGCTGTCTTTCTATAACTCTAACTGCTCTACATGCACCTATTTCTTCTTCGTTGTAAGGCATATCATGCCCGTACTCTAAACCAGTATTAGTATCCCCATATCTGTTTTCTTCATATTCAATAGAGTCTATACCCAAAGTACTTCCGTTTTCTGCAATCATACGAAGTCTATCTGCTATCTTTAAACCATATACTTCTTCTATCTCATCTACTGACATCCATTTAGTTTCAAAAATTTCATTCCACGTTTTTGGATCCCATTCTTTTGCGTCCGGGTCTATTAAAATATCTAAAGGATCTTTTGCTTTTATACGTATCTCGCCTTCTATGTGGTCATCAAAGTTCATGCGTACATCGAAGTACCCTCTGTCCATAATTAAACCGTCAGAAAAAACTTGGCTTTCTACCCAGTCTATTTTATTGGCATCGCCCAATTGCATATATAGTTTTGTAAGTACATCTGCCGTCTGTTGTTCTGCTCCTCTGCGAGGTTTAAAATGTACATCGGCTCTTCTAGAACTTTGCTCGGCAAGTACAGTATTAACTGTCGGTAAAATAGTATTAATAGTTAAAGCTGGTCTGCCCTCACTGTCTAGCGCTGCTATATCTGCTTCGTCCCATTGTTCCCCTCTGTAAAAAGAGTCACAACGTTTTGCCATATCTATATATTCTAAGTGCCCATTGTCCCTGGCTCGAAGATAACGGTCCCATTGATTTCTAGCTATTTGAGCTTCTTCAGCTGCATTTAGCTTCTTCATTTTTTTGTATTTTGTACTTGGCATATTAGGCACTCATCGCTGATTTTTTAGAAACATCTTTACTTAAGGCGTCTAATTTATCACGCCAGGACGGAACATGCTCTATATTTTCTACATAAGTTACAAACTCAGTCATCATTAATCCAAGCCATGCAAGTGCATCTACTTGGTCATCGTGAGTTCCATTTGGAAATCTTAAGAGCTCTGATACAAGTGAAGTCGCCCAAACTGGGTCTTGGGGAATGTACACCATGCCTTGTTGCATCCTACCTTGTATTGCTCTAGCTCTTGCTTCTTTATCTCTACGCCCAGTTTTTAAACTATAAAAGTAAGCTTCGTGTAGCTTACGTTCTTGAACGCGTTTCTCTAAAAATGGGCCTATTGCCATTTCTATATGTCCTTTTTCTATACCGACTGCTAGTGGCCTCCACTTTTCGTACAAATCTAGGATCTTCTCTACAAGTTCGTAGCCATCAAACCGACCGCGTACAACATCTACTACATAAAGTTGTTCGTACTCATCAATACCCATGACCATCCCCACTGAATAATCGTTCCTATCTTTTTGACCAATAGCTAAATCCCAAGCTGTATAAAATTTCATACGCTCAAAATCTACATCTTCAATGTCATAGTAATTAATCATACTTCTTGTAAAGTAATCACCTTCATCTGACACTGGGTTCTGTTGATATAGCGCTGACCAATCTCGAGGGCCAATAGCTTTTTGAATTTTAGTTAAAGCCTCTAAGTCATATCTTTCTGCATGTAAGGGCTCACCAGTTTCTCTAAACTCTTCGTCTTTTTCTGCGATGGCGGGGTACTCTACTACTTCCCAAGTATCTGCTCCTTCATCAGCGGACTTTAATAACCTTCCTGCTAAATCGTCATCGTGCCATCTTGTTAAAATTACAAGTATGCCTCCCCCTGGAGCAAGACGTGTGTACGCAGTAGAGGTGTACCAGTCCCAAACATTCTCCCTATTAAAATCTGATTCTGCATCTTCTCTGTTTTTTACAGGGTCATCAATTACAAGTACGTGCGCTCCTTTACCTGTAATACCACCACCAACACCGGCCGCTACATAACCGCCGCCTTTAGTAGTTAACCATGCTTCAACAGACTGAGAAGTTGGATCTAATTTTGCTTCGGTAAACACATTCTTGTACAATGGTTCTCGGAGTAGATGACGGACTTTTCTACTAAAAGCCATTGCCAACGATCCAGAGTACGAACAGCTTATAAACTCGTGTTTTGGGTTTCTACCTAAATGCCAAGCGGGATAAGAAACACTAGCTAATGTTGATTTGCCATGTCGCGGGGGCATGAACAGCATTAACCTAGGAGATTTTTTATCCACTACGTCCTGACTAAATTGCTCAAGGCGTTTACATATATCTTTATGTACCCACCCCGCTTCATATTCTGGGTTGAATCTTTCTACAAAAGGGAGAAGACGTTTCCGTGAAAGTATACGTTTTGCTAGCTCTTTTTGTGCTTCTTTTTGTGCGTCTAGTTCCAGTGCAGATTCTTGTTGCTCCTGTGGATCAGGGAGCGGGGCAATCTGCGCTGCGGCGTCCGCGCTACAATATACACAGGTCCCCTCCTCTAATAAAGTAACAGCGTAGTCAGCTTTGCATTCTTTACACTGAACTTTATCTACCACTACTTACTAGGCTCTAAATAATTATTAGTTTCACCAGCTAGTTTTAATAGATCATCATCTGATAACTTTTCTAACTGTTGCACTCTGTCTACGTTAATATTTATCTGGGTAGCATTTTCTGGGACAAAGAGTCCGTGTAACTTACATAGTGAGTCAACAACGTTTTTTTCTTCTGTGGCATTAGCTGATTTTCTATGCGCTTCGAGGTACATGTTAGTGGCCTGATTCCTGTCAAACTTGCATTCCTCAACCATTTCATTGCGCAAATAATTGACCGCTTTTTGTATTGGCTCCCTTTTAAAAATAGCATAAACATTCTCCATGTTTTGGTACCCAGCGGCTCTTCCTGCAGCAGCTTTTGTCATACCTTTTATATAAAAAAGAATTAACCGTTCTTCTTGGACAGTTAACTCATTTAATTTTAAGCCCATATAGGGGAAATGAGATTGTAGCTCATTCCTCTCTTCAGTACTCTTCATAATTTGCATCTTATCAAATATTTTCCTTATTAGTTACTATATTCTTACACCACCAGTAAAGCTCTTCCTCCGGTAATGTGTGTTTCATTAAATTTACTCTGTAGCAAACTAACTGAATATTACCTGGTATATAACCTACATGAGGACTAATCCTGTCTATTGATACATTAAATTCTTTTTTACCCCCTCCGTCTTTTGCATAGGTCATAAGAATATTGGACAACGCACAACGGCCCTTTTGCATTTGCCAACGGTCGATTAAATCTTGCGTTTCTATGCTCCAACCAAGTTCAGGGTTGTTTTTCTTTCTACTATATTTTAATTGAGAGTATAGATGTTTTAAATAAGCTTCTGGGTTGGCAGATTTTTTTCTATTAGCGATCTGTGTTTTACAAGAAGGACAAACAGCTCTTAAATAAGATCCTTTAGGATGATTAACCTCCTCGAAATTTTTTCTAGGTAATTTTTTTGCACATGATGCACAAACCCGTGTATCCATGTTAACCCACAATAGCATATAAATTTTTTTGGGGAAATTTTCTGAAAAAATATTATCTATATTACTTACACACTTTCTCCCCCATCCGTATATATCCTACCCCCCGCTCCCTATTCATAAATAATGAACCTACTTTTACAATTTATACCCATGAACCTACTCCGGTACCCTATTAACTACTATCATCACCATACATAACACCACGTCTCGTACACTCGACGCGTAATTAAATAATCATTGTCAATACTGACTTAATAACATAGGAAACTATAATGAAACATAATAATAACTCTTACCTAGACACCGCTCTTATAACCTTAGGCATTGCCGTAGAAAAAACTGCTGAACTAATAGCAGACATAACTCCACGAGATCTAATCACCACTATCATTGATACATCTCCACGAGACATATACACCACTGCTGAAATAACTGCTAAGGCTCTAAAAAGCACCTATAACAAACTTGCTGAGGAACCCAACACTACTATCACTATCGATATGACAGGTCTTATACACCTACTAGCAGAGCTAGAAGAAGATAGAAAGATAGCAAAATTGATTAACCATCACACATTTACATAACT